CCAGAGACAAGGGCCTCTCGCGCAAGATCAGTCACAGGGCGGTCGTCGATGACGTGAGCGCCTCGCGACAGGTCATCCCTGTAGGTCTTCGCTACATCCTCGTCAGACGCAAAATATAGCCCATGGCCATATGCCTGCTGGCCTATGCCCGTCCCGACCTTGCTCAGGTCAAAACGGTCGAAGTCGTGCGACGTCCCGTGATAGGCGCGGATGTCGTCTTGGTCATCCATGGCGGTCATCCTCATGCACGAATACAGGCTGCCCATGCTCTTCTTCGCGGATATGGAAGCCGTGAGCAGCGCGCGCCGGGTGAGTGTCTAAGGCCTCGATTTCCCCTCGGCTGCCGAGTGCCTCTTCTGGAGGTGCCCCGGGAGATCCGCCTCGTGCTCTAGGGACAACTCTTTTGGAGGCCGCCCCATATGACTGAGGGCTAGATACGTCTCCCGGGTCACGGGGACTTTCAATCGATGCATCAGGCTGACCAGAGGATCCTTCTTGGAACCATGACGGGGGCTTGAGGCCATTTGTAGCTCCTGCTATCTGAAAAACACGCTGGATCGCCTCATCCCTGTCGATGCGACCTGCTCGGTATTCGTTCCATACAGCATCAACTTTAGGGGCATCCTTCCCCCTTTTGAATGTATCTGGGAAAAGGCTCCGCACAGCCTCCCATGTTATGGATTGCATTTCACGAGGGAGCAAACCGCGCTGCTCGGCAGCTCGCCGGTAGGCCTCCGCAAAAACAGGGTACGTGCCGCGGATCCCAGTCACATCAGAGCCGCCGGCTCCGGGCTGACCCTTTTTGGCTGTGTCAAGGTTGTGACAAACCTCCAATGATGACCCAGACAAAGGACGAAGCAGACCGGCAGCGACAGCGTGCGTGTCCATTGTGACGTCTGCGTGCTTTGAGAATGGCGATATAATGTTGTTGTAGAAGTTTCTAACTTTGTGCTTTTCGCCCATCAAATCAGACATTTCAGCCGAATTTTTTGCCTCCGCGGCCCGAATAGCCTTGGATATCTCCACGAGAGTACCCCACCCAGCCCCCTTTCGATCCCCGTCGCGGGTGGTGGCGTAATCCATGAAGTCCCCCTCGGGGGAGATAATCTTATACGACGAAGGGTTGTGCGCCTCATCGTAGAGCCGGATCCACATTGCTTTTGCAACAGCTCTTTCGTCAGGTGGGAGGCCCACCTTGTCCAAGTCCGCGAGGCTTTTGCCGGCAAGAAGGTCATAAACGGGGCGCAGACGCTCATTGTTGAGGGAGTACGCCTCGCCCTTCGGACCCACGCTATGGAAGCGCGCATCCATCTCTGGGCTAAACCGGAACTCGCTATAGAAGTCACTTAGGTTGTGAGGCGTGGAAGCCATCACGCCATTCCCCTTTAACGCATCAAGCACTCGCTCGGCACGAGAGACATTCGCATACCAATCAGTCTGAGGGGACAGGGCTGCTATCACGCCCGCGACAGCATAATTCGGCACGCCGTACTTCTCTGCCCACCGGTCGGCAATGTTGCGGCCACCGTCGTACCACTTCTTGCTGCGGCCTCTGATGTGCTCAGGCACAAAATCATGCAGGAGGAGAAGATTTTTCGTCACATGATCGACGAAATAATCCATCACCTCATCGCTACTTGCGCCGGCCATGCTTGCGGGCACATTTGGATAATCCTTAATCAGGCCGGCCTGCTTGTCGTAGAGCTTAGGGGTAAGGCGTAATGTCGCCATATCCACGATGGGCCGGTCGTTAGGGTCGCGCTTGCGACCCGCCTTCTCCGAAATGAGCCGCTGAGGGATCCAAGCAGGGTGATCTTCGAGCTGGTATTGGTCGCCCATCGGCTGACTTGGCGTGCCGCCATCGGCCATCACCTGCCGGCCGACGTTCGGCAGGTACTTGGTCGGGTATTGATCGATGAGCAGGCGCTTGGCCCCGCCGCCGCGGGCGCGCTCTTGCACAACCTGTCGGGCCAAGGTCACAGGATCCGTCTCGGCATTCAGCTGCGAGAGAATGCCTTGAACGGCGTTCCAGTAGTCTTGGTCCCGGTCGTCCATTACCGCCCCCGGATCACGAGATGATGGATAATCTCCAGAGCCTTGTTAATAGCAGCGTCCCTGCCACCTGCGCCAGCCCCGCCGCCAGCCGGTTTGCTTGGAGACGGCCCCATAGCCCCGAGCGGAGGCATATCGCCCATCGGGGCGGGACCATCCATCGGAGGCAGGTCGAGACGCGGCATCGGCATGGGGCGGGCCCCCATCATGCCTTCGGGAATGCCACCACCCTCGGCGCGGCCATAACGCTCGGTCATGTCGGGCCGCTCCCGTAGCAGGGCATTGCTGGCGCGGATGAAGTCGGCCGGGCTTTCACTTTCATTGTAACGGTTGAACATTTCACGAGCCGAGGGACCAGCGGCTCGCTCGGGAGCCGGGGCAGCTGGGCGCACAACGTCTCTCGCGACCTGAACCGCGCGTCTCTCTGTCTGACCCGGATCAAGGAAGCGGGCCGACATGTCAGTGCTGGCGTACTGCGGCGGCCCAAAGACATCCTGCCCCACAGACGTGGTGGCGGGATTGTACGTTGACGGGCCATCGAGGAACCGAGCCGACATGTCAGTGCTTACTGGCCGAACAACTGGTGCAGGAGCCTCTGCGCCTTGGGGGATAACGCTGGATCCCGGGCCTCCCAGCGCAGCAGACCCAGCTACAAGGCCCCCTGCGATCCCCTTCCCGACCAGCCCGGGGCGGTCAATCGCGGCAGGGACGTTCGAAGCGCCCACCCGATAGAATGGACCTGCGGCGCTAGAGCCAGCGCCCTGCGAGCCAACTGTCCGCATGGAAGGTAGATAACGGGCGACGCCCGCCTCAATCAGGGCCAAGGCGCGAGGCGCTGCAAGTTGCAGGACGCGGCCGCCCATGATGACCGGGATGATGGCTGCCATCACTGTTCTCCTTCAGAAGGCGGGCCCATCTGCTGCTGGGCGGCGATGTTCTCGATAGTCGGCTTGATCAGCGGCTGGACGAGGCCGGCGCTGTAGGGGTGAACGGCGAGGCGCTCGGCAACGTCGATCAGCTGCATGCGCTCCTTGGCCTCGCGGTCGAGGTTCTTGTGCGTCAGGTTCTCACGCGCAAGGTTCACCTCCGCACCCGCCTTGTGGGCGTCGATCTGTAGCTTCTGCTCGGCGAGCGCCATCTGAGCTTGGCTCTTCTGAGCGTTCGCCTGCGCGTTCATCATGGCAGCGTCGGCGCGCTTGCCGTCGTTCTGCACCTTGGCCTGACGCTCCAGCAACTCCGGCGGCGGCTTGCCGGCGGCCTCCGGGGGAGCCATGAACTGCTCCGGGTTGCTCCAGCCGAGCGCCTTGAGGGCGGCAAGGTCGATGGCAATCGGATCGTACAGGGCCGGGTTAGACGCCTGCAGCTGCTTGAGAGCCGTGACCTTCATGATGCGCTGGGTGTGCGAGGCGGTGTTTGGATCCGCCTGCGGCACGAGGTCCGCGCTGTCGAGGGCCGACAAGAACGTCTGCTCGTCCCACTGGTAGGCCGGCCGCCGGTTGCGCTGCCAGAAGCTGTCTGGGTGCTCGCGGAAGCAATCTACGAGAAGCTGGAACTCCTGCGCCTGAGCAGCGTGCATGCGCTTGTGGACGCTGTTGAGGATCTTGGTTGCCTGATCAATCATGGCGAGCGTGGTGCCGACAGGCGCGTCGGCCTTGCCCTCGCCCACGGCGACCTCAGCCGTACCACCAAGGCGCGAGCCGGTCTCCACCATGTTGGTGACTAAGTTCATCATGGCCATCCCCGGCTCCTTGTAGGGAAGCGGCATGATGGCGTCCGAGATCTTCATCCCGTTCGTCTTGACGAGCGCCCCGCCTCCGGGCGGAACGCGGAAGATGTTGGTGTTTTGCCTCGCGCCCGTGTCTGCCATCAGGAAGCCGGGGAAGTTTGCGAACATCCCGGCGTCGAGCATCTCGCGCCATCCAGCCGTCACCGCGTTCGTGGTGTTGCCCATGATGTGCAACAGGCCGATGCCGTAGAAGCCAAAGCCCGGCACAAACACGTAATGAACGAAGTTCGTCCGCTTCTCAGGAAGATCCTTCGTGTCCTCGTCGTAGTTGCGGACGATGGACAGTATCTCTCGGGTCGAGACGTCAATCGTGACCCGGTACGGGATCGGCAGGCCGCTAGCCTTGCCCTTGTGGCGATGCTCGAACCCGACGATGTCCAAGTCGCAATAGCACTCGTAGATCTCGCGGTCCCGGTCGTCAGGGTTCTGCGCCTCAAGCGAGACGCCCTCCTGCGAGGCCTTCTCGCGTTGGGCGGCGTCGAAGTTGATTGAGCGAGGGACCGAGAGGTCCACATCCCGGTAGACGCCCAAGATCT